CGATCGCCGTTGGCTGTGTGATGGTCGGTGGATCCACCTGTAGCTGTGGCAGGTCCGGAGCTGAGAGCGCGAAGTTCGACGCCGGGATCTCGGGCGACGCGAGTTGTGGCAGCTGGGGCACGTCCACGCCGATCGCCGTTGGCTGTGTGATCGTCGGTGGATCCACCTGTAGCTGTGGCAGGTCCGGAGCTGAGAGCACGAAGTTCGACGCCGGGATCTCGGGCGGCGCGGTTGACAATGACGGCATATCAACAGGCAGATCCGGCACCGTGGGTCGATCAAATCCCAGACCGGGAGCGACCGGCACGCGGTCGGCGATCATCGGCATCTCGGCTTCTGGGATTTCGGCCGGAGTGATCGGCTTGGCGAATAGCTCTCGCTGCTTGCGCATTAGCTCCATCGCATCGGCACTGCCCGCCAGCATGCCGTCGAGTCCACGGGTTTCGAAGATTGCAGTGAACGGCTTAGCCAATTCTGCCTGCTCTTTCTCCAGCGATTTGTTCGCCTCGGCCGTTGCTGCCGCAAATGTTTCCTCGGAAATAGCAGCCGTTGCGAGCATCTCGCTCAACTCGGCCAGGCGGTCCGCGTGGACCTGCAGCGGCGATCGCATGCTCTCGGTCAGCTTGCGGCCTTTTTCGAGAAGTGAATCTCTCGCGGTCATGGCATCGAGCTGCTCTTGCATCGCGAGGGCGTTCGCGATCATCGTGGGCGACAGGCCTTCTTCCGCCGCCTTCCACAGCAGGACCTCGGTGCGCGACATGCCGAAGGTGGCGATCTGCTCTTCCAGGCCGTTGGTAAACGATTGCAGGCCTTCGACTGCACGCTGCGTGGACTCTTCGATTTGCTGCCGCTGTTCGAGTTCGGCCAACTCCGTGGCCAGGCCTCGGGCTTGGTCGATGGTCTCACGCATGGCGATCGCCTCGGCCGACAGTGCCCCGGCCGCTGACGACGCAGCCAAGGCGGCCGCTTGTTGTTCAAGCTGCCAGATCTGCGTTTCGGTTTGCGACATACCGAAGGTGGCGATCTGTTCCTGGAGAGACGTGGTCAGCTTCTCGACGTCTCCCTGGAATTGCTGAGCAGCTTCAGCGGCAGCCTTTGCCGCATCAGTGTCCGCACCGCTGCCCTGTTCGCCGGCCGCAGCGGCCAATTCTGCACGCAGTTCTTGCACACGCTGTTGAATTGTTCCGGAGGCACCATCCGCAATCCGATTCAGGGCGATGGCGGTTGTCGCCGTGGCCTGTTGCTGGAGTGATTCCGCAGCCAACTGCAGTTCCTCGATAGGCTCTCGGAACGGGTTCACCGCGGCCTGTGCGCGATCGATCATCGCCAGTGCGCCGACGATACCCGCCGCGGCCGTGACGGCTTGGGCCTGTAGTAATTGGAATCTGCCGATCCACTCGTTCGTTTCGTCCGCCGCCCAGGCGATCACCGGCGGGATCATCTCGAATGCGAATCGGATCTGTTCACCGATCTCACTGCCTGGCTTGAGCGTCTCGATCAGTGCTTCCGCGATCGCGGTGATTGTCGGTGCCAAGTCCGCCGCCAATTGCTGGACAAGGCCATCCACAACGGTCCCCACTTCGCCCATCGTGTCGTTCATCTTCTCGATGCCGGCGAGATCTCCGGCAGTCAGCGGTACTCGTAGCGAGTCAAGATGAGCCTGATACGCGAGCAGGGCCTCGCCGCCAGCCTCAAGCATCGGGATCATCTTTTGTCCGGCCTCCCCGAACAGCCGCGTCGCCAGGTACGCCTTCTCCGTCGGCGACTCGATCGCCGCAAACTTGTCGGCGATCTGCGTCAGAGACTCTTCGAGCGGGAGTTTCGCCAGCGCCGCCGCGTCGAGATTCATTGACCCGAACGCCGCCTTAGCCTCGCCGATACCGGCCACGGTCTCGCCGATTCCCTTCTGCAACTTCTTCAATGCCGCGTCCATCTCGGGAGGCTCCATGCCAGACAACTGCGCCCCGGCCAGTCGCAGAGATTCCAGCGAGCTCGCGACAATGTTCATGCCACGCGCCGTCTTAGCCAGCTTGTCCAACTCCGCGAACTGCTCGGTCACTGCGGCTGTGAGCTTACGTACAGCCTCCATCCCCAGGCGCGACGCGACCATCAGCGTGCCGATCCCGGCCGCCGCGAGGAGCAAGGCGGGGTGCATGCCGCTGAACGCTCCGGACATCCGATTGATGCCCGGCAGTTGCTGGATCTGCGACAGTTCGAGCTTCTTGAATCCGAACGCCGTCAAGCCGGTTTGCTTATCGGTCCTCACCATCTCACGCCGCGCATGTGCCAGCGAGTCCGTGAATTCACGCTGACTGATTTCGCCACGCGTGAGCTGACCTCGCAGGTGAAGCAACTGCGAATTGTAATCGGCAACCTGCGGGAACTTCCGGTCCAGGGCCTCGACGGCCTCATTCAGCTCTTCCTGGCCGATCTCGCCCAGCCGCTGGAGTCGTTGGAGCTTTTCCAGGTCGCGTTGATACTTGGTGATTGGCGATTCGAGTTGCTTCATCAGCCGCTTGCCGGCGTCGATCTCGCGATTCATCCCGGCCATGGCTTCGCTCGCGCCGGGCGTGCCGTTACGCAGATTGATCATCTGCTCGAGGAACTCGTCTTCGGCCATTGTGCCAGCTTGGAACGACCGGCGTAGATCACCGATCTCTGATTCCAGATTCTTGAGGCCGGTCGCCCCATCACCACCGGCGATGTCTCCGACTCGATCGAGTGATTCGCCCAGGGCGACAGCAGGCGAACGCGTGTCGCGCATTAGCCGCTTGGCGAGGTTCAGCTCGTTGCGAGTCGCAACCATGCCTTTGGTAAAGCCGGCCGTGTTCGCGACGATCTGATAGTTGAGTCGGCCGATTGTCGCCATGCTTCACCTTCTCTCGCATCAGCCGCTTGAAACGGTTCAGCTCATTGCGAGCCGCGATCATGCCCTTAGTGAAGCTGGCCGCGTTCACGACGATGTAGCACTTGTGTTGCCTGATCGTGGCCATGCTTCACCTTTGGCACTTGTCAGCGGTGCGCGCATCATACCGAGCCGAGTCGGCGTTCCATCTCTTGTCGCATCTGCTCGCCGTCCAGGATCACCGTCTCTGCATCCTTCGGTTTCTCGCGATGAAAGCCAAAGGCTTCCGGCTCGACAAGGAAGAACGCATACCAACGATCGATGATCGCCGGTGCTATTTTTTCGCGCCAGGCTTCGACGTCGACGATGCCGAATCGGAGGGCGAGTCGGTAGGCGAATCGTCGTCGCCAATCGACCCGAAGTTTTTTTCCAACTCCTCGATGTCATCCTCGTCGAACCCGCAATGTTCGCGGATCGCGTTGAACATCACTGCCGTTTCGCGGCCATCCTTTTCGTCCATCAGGCGAGGCAGGTGACCATCGCTCAGGATACGATCACCGTTTGAATTGACGATCGTGGTGATCAGCAGTCGGCAGCGTTGTTCCTTGGCCTTCTCAGGATTGAGCTTGCCCTTGGCCGTCAGGAACGAGTTTTCGTAGTCCGCCTTCTCACGCTCGGTCAGATTGCGAAAGCGGACCGTTCTACCCAAGGGCGTGGTGACGGTGTCGTATCGCCGCGGATCGGGAGCCAAAAACGCATCAGCGGTTTCAATCACTTTGGACATGGTTGGTTCTCGGGGCAGAGTGGATCGTACGTTAGCCTTTCCAGGCTGACGGTCAGGCTAGAAAGCCTGACTTACTATTCGTCATCCTCGTCCGGCAGACTTTCGGCAACTTGGGAATCGCTCGGAGCTCCGGCGACTTTGCACGGCTTCTCGCCCCGCAACACAGTCACGTGAGCCACGACCGCGGCGATGATGTCTTCCGGAGGCGGCTCGAGGAAGATGACCGGTGCACCGGGGGCGGTGCCGACGTAGCCGCAGTGTCGACCGTTGACGAACACGTAGTCCTGGTTGTGTCGGACTGTGACGTTGCCGTACAGCCGCGTCTTCTTGATTCCTGTGTGCGGTTTCAGCTCCACGACGTGGCCACTCTCGGCGAGATCCACAAGCGGAGCCTTAGCTGTTTTCTTCTTGGCCATCGACCTCTCCTAAGAGTTGAATTTGGGTTCCGGACTGTCGAACCTATTATCCGCCCGAGGCCACGCTCGGCGTAAACGTCGGGCCGGTAAATCCATCGAATCGGATCTTCAGCTTGCACAGCTGCAGTCCACCTGGCTTAAGTTCCGGCCACGTTCGCGACTTGATGTAGCCGCTGCCGGCGTGGTTCGCCGCAGTCGACTCACCCGTTCGAAGCGGGTAGGTGATTGTGATCGTCTCTGGCACCACGACGTTGCCTAACTGTGGCAGTGCGATGCCCGTGGGAAACAACGCCTCGACATCGAACTCGCCAGGCTCCGACAGATCGTCCGCCTCGTACTCTTTCACGGCCACCGTGTCGAGCGTCGAGACATCTTGATCTTCGATCGACTCTTCAATTTCGCCGATCATGCGGATCTTGGCCGCCCAGGCCTGCGTTCCTAAGACCAGTGTGGCACCCAGGCCGGTATCTGCTTTCTGAACCATCGATTGCCCCTTTGTTGTAGGTCAGGCTTTCTAGCCTGACTGTCAGTCTCATTCCACGTAACTGATCCGGAAGTCCTGGCTCGTGATGTACTGCCACTCGTCGCTGCCGTCACCCAACGATTGCCGGTCGTATCGTTCGCCGCCTGATGCCAGGCACCCCGCGACCCACGCCATTCCCATCTGCCCCTTGAGACCTTGCAGTCCCGCGCCGCCGTCCGCCTCTTTCGTGCGCAGCAGCTGGGCGATTCTGTTTGCCTCCGACCTGGTCGCGGCATAGCAGTCTAGCTGCAATACCGCGTGAGCCAGGTCGGCTGCCCCGTCTTGTAAATCTTCTTCGACTTCCGTGCTGATCACGTAGTACACGATGAACGGGAGTGCCGAGCCTTGCGGCGGCCCATCCGGATGCATCCGCGTGCCGATCTCAGTTGAGACAACGGCCTTCGCAATCAGGTACAGTCTGAGATGTTTTCCAATGTCCATGTATGTCAGCCTTTCCAGGCTGACCTAGGAAGCTTCAGCTTCGATGCCCGCCATCAACGTCTGCGTCAGCAGCTGCCCACGGCCGGTCTCGGTCGTTGCGACCGCTCGTCGCATTACTGGATTCGGCGGCACACGCGTGCCAGTCGGCTGGCCGTACAACACCAGCTCGTGGCCGAACTCAATCAAGTGCGACAACGCCCCGGCCGGATACACAGGGCCCACAATCATGACGAACACATCGCCATAATCTCGGACCTCGACGCCCAAGGTGTCTGCCAGTGCCTTCACGCCAGCGCGTTCAGCACGTGTCTGCTCGCTCCACATGTCGCGGCTGCCGGTATTTGCCGAGCGTGGATAGTCCGCCTTGGCCACCGCCTTCACGACGTCGCCCTCTTTCCGCAGCCCCGTCTTGAGGTACTTAGTTCGCAGCGCGATCGGCAGTCTCGCAAGCAGAGCCTCGGTGTCCTTGTCCTGCTGAATCGTGATCTCGATTCCCATGCTTGCCCCTAACTCGGTTCGTGCTTCGCTTCGATGTGCAACTCGACACGATCGCCAATCGGATCGTAGGCACGCAGGATCCCCAGCGTGCTGCCGTTCCACGTGGCTCGCATCTGCTGAGTCACTCCCGAGACATGACGCAGCACAAACAACATCGTGGCCTCGGCGTGCATCTGCCGGCCGCGAATCACTTCGCCGCCACCCACGCCCCGGGCCGCACATGGTGCCGAAGTCAGAAATGGCGCATACGTCCGGATCGGTTGTCCGCTTTTGTCCAGCGTCGGCGTCGGTGTTGAGATCGTAATCCGATCGCGTAAGTGGCCCGCTGCCAGGTTGCTGCGCATGAGTCTTCCTCGCGATGCACGAATCGATACAGACCAACACGGCCAACATGCCGATGACTGCACAAGAAAAGACGATCGCCGGCACGTAGTCTGAGCGATTCATGTACGTTGGTCCTTCTGGTTTTAGGGATACCGCTTCCTGGTCAAACTCTCGATCAATGCGTCGTATGCCACGGCCACACGATCGCCCACTCGGCCGATCTCGTCGCGGAATCGATACCAATGCCCAACCAATAATTTGATAGCGTGCTTCGCCCGTGCCGGCACGGTGGCCGCGTCAGCGTAGCCCGTCGAGTACTCGATTGTCACGGCGTTCGGTTCCGCGGCCGCATCCGGCCAATCGTAATCCTCCTTCAGGAAGATCGCTGCCGGTTCGCGGTCCGTGTCGAGCGTGTAGCTCGCCACGTACACCGTCTGCGGATCCCCGTCGGCGTCGATGTAGCTAAATTCCTCGATTGCCGTCACCGGCCCCATTGGCAGCGTGATATACCGCTGGTCAGGGAACGCGTGCAATTGCTTCCGCCAACTCTGCGGCATCAGCGATCGTTGTGAATCGTGTTCGACCAACTCTCGCGCCGTCGCGATCAGCGTGTCGATGTAATCGTCGTCGTCGCTTGCGATGACCTGGCATTGCTTTTTGCCTTCGGCCGTCGTGATCGGCTCGGCTTCCGGTTCAGTAATGCGTGTCAGGCTATCGTCGAGCATGTGTCCCCCGTGAGCCGCAGGCGCTAGC